TTTATCTAGAAATCTAAAAGAGTTAGAACGATATAAAGAAAATGCATATCGTGGTATAGATTACTAAATAAAAAATTTAAAACTGGGATTAAAAATGTTATTTGAGATTAAAGGCACCCGATTCGAAGACGGTGATGTAAAATATTTTCATTATGATAATATGACCAATGTATTGAAAGATGCTGATGGTAATATTTTTGAATATCCAGAAGAACAAAGAGAGAAACACTCTCTAAAACCATACAAATCATTCGATAAGAATCGGCCTTTAAAGAAATCAAAACTAATCAGTCACCTAAAGATCCAGATGGGACTGAGTTGTAATTATTCATGTGACTATTGCTCACAGAAATTCGTTGAGCGTCAACCAGAAACTTCCAAAAAAGATATTGATTCCTTCCTAGACAAATTGGAAGCACTACATTTTGATGAAGATGTTGGATTGATTGTTGAATTTTGGGGTGGCGAACCACTGGTATACTGGAAAACACTAAAACCACTGGCAGAGGCCATTGCGGAAAAGTTTGATAGTTGGAAAACAAAACCACGTTTTAGTATCATTACCAATGGTTCTATTCTGACTGATGAGATTATTGATTGGTTAATGATGATGGACTTCTCAGTAGCAATCTCACATGATGGTCCAGGTCAATTTGTACGTGGACCAGACCCATTTGATGATCCGGAACAGAAAGACCGTATTCTCGGTTTCCATAGAATGATGACACGACTAGGTAAAAGTTTCAGTTTCAATTCTATGTTGAATTCTAAGAACCAAAGTAGAAAAGAAATCTATGACTGGTTTGTAAACCTTACTGGTGATGAAAATGTTATCTTAGGTGAAGGTTCTATGGTAGATGCCTATGACGAAGAAGGCATTTCAAACTCACTACTTACAAAACAAGAACATTTTGACTTTCGTAAACGTGCATTTGGTGAATTGTATGGATCCAATGGTAAAATTGGTTTTAGAGGCCAGTTAGGTAAAATCGATAATTTTGTTAGTGGTGTATTAAACCACAGGGAATCTAAATACCTAGGCCAAAAATGTGGTATGGATGACGAGCACACTATTTCGGTCGACCTACGTGGTAACGTAATGACTTGTCAAAATGTAAGTACATTGGAAATCTCAAAAAATGGTGAATCACACAATGGTGGAAACTTAGATGATTATTCAAATGTTGAATTGAAATCAGTTACTCATTGGTCCAATCGTAAAGAGTGTCCAGAATGTCCTGTACTACACATCTGTAAAGGTGCTTGTATGTTCTTGGATGAGAAATTTTGGGATATTTCTTGTGCTAATGCTTACTCTGACAACGTGGCTTTGTTTGCTGCTGGATTTACTGTAATGACAAATGGATATATTCCTTCACTTATTAAGAGTGATACATTACCATTGGAAAGACAAGACATTTTTGGTACAATTTTCCAACATGAAGATACAGAAAAACAGAAAAGAATCATACCTATCAAGGTAGTTAAAGAGATTATTGGTGAAGTTGATAACGTTCCTGTCTATGGTAAATCTCGTTTGGAAACATAAATACTAGAATAATAATTCAGAGAGCATACGAACATGACACTACCATCAAATCCGAATCGAATTGGAGTATCGGACATTGAAGCTGAAACGAATATACCTCCAGCAACAACTGCTGATTTGGAGTTTTTAAGAATATACATAAAGCCTGGAATTAGGCCGACAATACCTGATATGGCTTCATTTTGGAGTTTAAAGTATTATCTTCAAAACAATCAAGGCAATTGTAATAATGGTAATGAGGTTAATTGTAATTGTAGCTCTGGTCCAGATTTCCAATGTAACGCAACAAATAACTGTACGAATATAGGTTCCGCCAATTGTGACGCACAAGCGTGGTTACAAACTGGAGATTGTCAAATTGTTCCTACGCCGGTGTATAATTGTACAAGTGACCAAAATTGTTTCACATACAACTGTAATTGTTCAAAGATTATTTGTACAAAACTATTTGACCTTGGTCTTATGAAGAAAAACATCTTTGAGGCTGACCAAGCATTTGGTGAACAATTGATTAAAACACATCCAGACATTTATAATGGTTATCGTGCTTGGGCTGAGATTGTTGTTGACTGGATGGACGGCAAGGGACCTAAAATGATGCCTTGGATGTCCGATGAAGATTTTAGTATTGCTGCTAAGAAATGGTCTATCACATGGGCTCACGATATCGCAACACCTTGGGCTGAAGAAATGGCCTATATGATGGGTGAAAAAGAAACTGGTAGTCTTACAGGCAAGATGATGTTTGCATTTGGTACACCAATCTGTAAAGTTATTGGTGTGTGGCAACGTTGGTTTGGACCAAGCAAGAAAGAACCTGGTTTCATTAAAGGTGCAGGTCTTGTTGTTATTTTTGTTATGTTCAAACTTGTTGCCGAGTTAGGTCGTTTGATTGAAAGATTTATTCCCAAAAAAGGAGTTATTTAATGCATGACGCAGTATTAATAACAACACATGATGATGGTGAAGAATTCTTACATGACCATCTTACACATTTCTTCGATACAGTCAGTTACGACATTATCAATTGTCTCTCACAAGAAGATAAAGAGCGTTACTTCAAATTAGTAACAGACCATGAAGCTCTGATAACAAAATTGTATGAAGATTCGGTATTGAATTCTGTTATATTCTTACCAGTATCTCTTAGAAAAAGGGTAAATGATAAACTAGTACATGAGTACCTAGCATGGTTGGAGAAAACAAAATGAAAGGCACATATACTTCATCAGAAACTATAAAGACTTGTTGTGGCAATACTGTCATTTTTAGGCCTGATTTGTTGGCCAAGTTCTTTAAAAAAACATTTGAAGAAAATTACTTAAATCTTTCACAACAAGATATGAAAGAATCTTTTCTGGTTGACCAATTGTACGGTGATTTATTAACTAAGATTTGGAAAGAACCTCTACAAGGAATAATACAAGAATATGGTGCTGATTGGGCTCTACAATGTGCACCTAGAAATCCAATAGAAGAATATAATCATCAACTATCTTTACCTAAAGATGCAGACTTGTCTGAAGAAGAATATAATTTAAAAATGGAAAGATTAAGACTACATAAAGAGTGGTACGAAACTCAAAATAGTTAACAATTTTTATTATGACAATGAGTGACAAAGATAGGTACCATTGGTACCAAAATGCACAGAATATGTTTTGGCAAAGTCCAATATGGGAAGTACAAACACGTTTTGATGAACAATTTAATGAAACTCTATTAGATGAAATCTATGGTATCGGCAAAGATATCGTATTGGGTAAAGACAGAGACCCAAACAATAGTATATGGGACTACAGCAGACCAAATTTAGATATACTCAAACAAGAAATTGTAGACATTGTAACCAAAAAGATTGTACAGAACATTCCACAACTTAGAATGTTAAATATTCGTGGGTGTGAACACTTTATGGGTTGGGTAAATGTACGTGAGCCAGGAGAAAGCCTAGAGGTGCATGGACACACCGAATCTGCTATAGCAGCAACATACTACATCAAAGCAAAAGAAGGTTGTGGTGACCTTGTAGCATTCGATTCATCACACGCAATTGATTGGTTGAATATTAAAATAAGTAGTACACCAAATTTACGTGAGCGTAGATATAAACCTGTTGAAGGCCGTTTAATTTTCTTTCCAAATGATGTTCTACATGGCGTAGATGAAAATAAGTCCGATGACCTACGTATTTCATTATCAACTGACCTTAGAAAAGTGGTAGATAAAAACGCACAGAATACGGTAATTTTAAAATCGTGGGCTGGACGTATGGCAAAAATCAAAGAGTGGAAATAATGTTTACCAAACTGGAAAAAACATTTGAAAAACCACTATACGCAGTTACCGATTCACTAAAAATATTTAAGGTAGATGGTAAAGGTATTGACTATAAGAAGATATGGTCACCCGAGGCAGAAAAGATATATAATGTACTACCAAAACGATACTGGCAAGATTTTCACTTGACAGTTATGACAATAGACTGTATAATTCCACCACATACAGATACAGAAATCATTACCTCAATCAATTTCTATCTTCAAACTGAAGGTTGTACAACAACATTCTACAAACCAAAAGTTGATAGAGTGAAAACGATACAAATAGAGAACCAAACCAATGGTCATATATATTTTGAAGATGATTTGATTGAGGTTGATTCTTTTGTGGCCAAAGATATGGAAGTATGGTTACTTGATGTAAGTCAAATACACGGCGTTAAAGGTGAATTCAATTTACGTAAAGCCATTACCTTAGGAACTTTTGTTCATAAGTATGAGGATGTAATTGAAATGTTAAAGGAAACCGATAATGTCATTCGTTAAATTAAAACATACATATGAGTATATGCCGCATACAATTATTCCAAAAGGTAAGGCAGATTCATTTGCTGGTAAATATGGACTAGGCGTTAGACATAATACAATTTGGACACCAGAACCAGAAAAAGAAGTTTTGTATAAAGTTATACCGGAAAGATATTGGAAAGATTTTCAAGTAACAAGAATGTCAATTAATAGTTTGTTGTTACCTCATGTTGATAATGATTTTATAACTACGATTAATTTTTATTATGAACCAGGTGATTACAAAACTATTTTCTTTAAACCAAAAGATGGTGCAAATTCTTGGAAAACAGAAGAAGATAGACATACAGATGTATCAGCTGGTATTATGGAAGCAACAGAGATTAATGTAGAAGATTTAAAGAGTAAAGTAAAAGAATTTGTGGCTGAAAAACAAAATATGCCAACGTGTGAAGAAATTACATATGTTGATGCAGTATATTCTTTTGATGATGTATATGAGATTGGTTCTTTTGTAGCACAACGTAACGAAGCATATATGTTGGATGTTAGGGTACCACACAATGTTGAACCATTGGATGGAACTAAACTAAGGAAAGCGTTTGCATTAAGAACTAGGCACTATGACTATGGTCAAGTTTACGATATGTTAAAAGAAACTGGAAATTTATAAAGGATAAAAAATGTTTTTCGAAAAATTAGATTACACAGTAGATATTGAAAAATTAAAACAAGAAGTAAGAGAAAGTGTATTCACTTTGGGTGACCAAGTTATTCAGGGTAAAGAATATGAAACACCACAATACAACGGTTTTGGTGGTTGGAGTTTGTTGTGTAAAGAAGCCACTTGGACTGGTGGTTGGGAAGCAATTCAGTTAGAAAAAGGACACACACTAGAGTCATTTCTACCTACGGAAGAATTGGTCTACAAGGCATACAATTATTTTAATATTTCACATGGATTGGAACACGATAAACCAACCGAAGCATATGTTGGTGAAATTAAAAAAGTATTAGATGATATTCGTGAAATGGGATTTTATCCAACAAGAGCAAGAGTTACTTGTTTAAAGGCACACTCAAAGAGTTTGGTACACAAAGATGCCAATGAAACGGATTATATGGCACGTATTCATATTCCTCTATGGACAAATAAAAAGTGTGTTCATATCTGTCAAGGTAAGAATCTACATATGCCTGCCGATGGTGGTGTTTGGATTCTTTGGGTAAACCAATGGCATCAAATTAGAAATGATTCTGATGAAGATAGATATCATATTATTATGGATGCTTATGATGTGAAGAAGATAACCAAACATTTTAACTATGATGGTGATTTTGAACAGATGTTGAATTATGTCCGTGGTCAAAGAGAGAAGATTGATGCTGCTGAATTAACAGATGAAGATGTTGATTTCTTTAATGCAATCAGAGATAAGTATGTTACCAAGAGAGTTAGAGACAACGAACTTATTTAAATTATGAATGATAAACATGGTATCATCTTCACAGGTATGGAACGGACTAGGACAATTAGTCGGCCAGCCGGTGCTGCGAGAATGCGAACTTTCTTGGAACAACACAATTATGATATTGAAGTTATAGATTATTTTGGTAATTTTACTGAGCAAGAATTAGAACAACTTTGTGCCAGATATATTGGACCAAAAACTTTGTTTGTTGGTATTAGTATTACATTCATATACGCTTTTGATAAAATCAATTATCTATTCAATCACATCAAAGAAAAATATCCTAAAGTAAAGACTCTAATTGGTGGTAATGAAACACCAATTAGTGGTGTTGACTTGACTAAAGTAGATAAGATTTTCTGGGGTTATGCTGAAGAAGCTGTGCTACATTATCTTAAATTCTTAACCAGAAAACTACTGAATGATTTACCATGGGAAATATACAGAGAGACTCGGTCAGTAAATGCTGAGATGTTGTATAAGAATGATACTAACGATTTAACTATTAAGTGGTTGGAAAGTGATTTAATCAAACACAATTTCTTGCCTATTGAAATTAGTAGAGGCTGTATTTTCAGGTGTAGATTCTGTGCCTTTCCATTGTTGGGTAAAAAGAAAAATGATTACATCCGCCATGTAGATAATCTATCAGCAGAATTAAGAAGAAACTATGAAATGTTTGGTGTTACCAATTATTGGTTTAATGATGATACCTTTAATGATAATGTGGTAAAACTGGACTATGTTGCTGAGGCTATTGCAAAGAGTGGTGTTAAGATAACATACACAGCATTCTTACGTGCAGATTTGATTGAAAGATTTCCTGAAACTATCCCTATGTTGGGTGATACAGGTTTGGTTGCTGCAACATTTGGTTTAGAAACATTACATCCAGAAGCAAAGAAAGCAATTGGTAAAGGATTGGATAATGAAAGACAATTCGAAGCTATTCGTCAACTAAAGAAATATAAACCAACATATACATATACAGGTATGATTGCAGGTTTACCTGGAGAACCAATCTCTAGTGTATTGAAAAGTCAGCAGTTATTACTCGACCAAAATTTTGAAGTGTTTGATAATTGGGATTGGTGGCCATTACTAATCAGAAAAGGTTCTGTCAGTCGTTTAAGTGAATTTGAAAAAGAATATGAAAAATGGGGATACACTGAAATGTTACCCGGAGAATACAGATTACCAAAAGATGATGATGACTTCAGATATGGCCAAGAAGATGAAGGTATAATGATTTGGAAAAACAAGTATGCAAATTGGTATACTGTTAGAACAATTACAGATAAATTAAATAAAGAAACCGAAAAACACCGTATCAAAGCAGGTAAATCCATTTATGGTAATGCCAACAAAGGTGTTAGTATCAACCATGATGTATATGAATTGGTTGGTTTAGGTGTTGATGTGAAAGATATCATCGATGGAAATTTTGATAAAAGCTTTTTAAATAGAAAAATTGAAGAGGCGGATCAAACTATATTAGAATATAAAAAATTAAAGTTAGGATTATAATGTTTGTTTATTGCCCACCAAAAGACCTTGTAAATTTAAAATCAGAAACTTTTCCTGATGGAAAAAGATACTACACCACACCTGATGGTATAAAACTACCATCTGTTACCACAGTCATTGGTGCAAAAGGTAAGGCGGCCATCATAGCGTGGCGTAAACGTGTTGGTGAAGAAGAAGCCAACAAGATATCACGCAAGGCATCAGGTCGTGGTACAAACGTACATACACTATGTGAACGATATCTAAACAATGAACCACTTGGTGAGATTATGCCTGATGCTAAGGCCATGTTTCTACCACTTAAACCAATCTTAAACCGTATTAACAATATTCACTACCAAGAATGTGCCTTATGGTCAGTTAAACTTGGTATGGCAGGTCGTGTTGATTGTATTGGTGAATTTGATGGTGTTTTGTCTGTGATTGACTTTAAAACATCCAAGAGGATTAAGAAAAGGGAAGACATTGACAACTACTTTGCTCAATGTGTGGCATATGCCTGTATGTATGAAGAATTGATTGGTAATGGTATTGACCAAATTGTGATTATTATGGCCGTAGATGATGAAGAACCATTGATTTTTATTGAAAAGACTGCGGACCATCTAAATACTTTATTGGAGTACATAAAGTTTTATAAGGAAAATTAAATGGCATTACAGGCATCAGGTAGTATAAAATTATCAAATATCACAACAGAATTTGGTAACTGGTCATCTGCTACATGTCCAGGTCAAAGTTATACCGGTGTTGCTTATGGCAACGGTACATTTGTAGCTATTGCTTACGGAACAAATCCTGGAGCACCAACAACTGATGTAATAACCTCAACTGATAACGGCCAAACATGGACACTCAGAGCAATGCCATCAGCACGCCAATGGAGAGCAATAACATTTGGTAATGGTTATTTTTGTGCGGTTGTGTTAGGTTTGAATGTTGCTGCAACATCAACAGATGGCATAACTTGGACAGCAAGAACTCTGGTTGATAATGATAACTGGAGGTGCATAGCTTATGGAAATGGAAGATTTGTGACGATAGGACCAACCAAATCAAATGTATCAACAGACAATGGTGTGACTTGGACATCAAGTGCTATGCCGAATGTGGCTCAATGGGGAACAACGTGTGTATTTGGTAATGGTGTTTTTGTTATTATGGGATATAATTCAACTGTAGCAGCAACATCAACTGATGGTGTAACATGGACACAGAGAACATTACCTAAACAATCATTTTGGTCTTCATTAGCTTATGGTAATGGCACATTTGTTTCTTCGGGTCCTAATACTTCAGGTGTTACAGGTTCGGAATTTGTATATTCAACAGATAATGGTGCAACCTGGACAGCTGGCGAGATGCCGACTACACAAGCTTATATGAGTATGACATATGGTAACGGTTACTTTTGTGCAGTTGCCTCTAATGGTGGAGGAATTGCTTCAACTGCATTAAGTTCCGATGGAATAAATTGGATATCTAATCCAAATAATGGTTATGCATATTGGCAAGCAGTAGGTTATGGTAATAATACATTTGTATCCGTACAGGGTGGCCAAGGTAATGGAACTTTCACAAAAACAGTTTATATGGATGCATCCAGACTAGTAAGATTGGGTAAATATTATAAGAGTGGTGGTATTGTCGATACAAGTGTCACTGGTATTCCAACTAGTGGTGCAATAAGTTTAAGTAATTTTTACAGTAAGACAAAACCAAGTACCTCTTTAATGGCTTGATGGCTATTGCCAAACTAAAATAAATATAGTATAATGGACTACTTCGAACCCATCATATTAATAGCCTGCCTAATGACCATAGGATGGTTAATATGGTACTATAATAAGATGGGTGACTGAATAACTTAACGCCTCAACTCCACTAAATAAAGGTGGAGGTAACAAATGAAATCAATGTCATTGGTGTGTTGTGCTGGTTGTCAAAAAGAATTTGAAAAAGAAACAAGATATGTAAAATCTGCCGAAAAAAAAGGTAGAGAACATTTCTGTTCTTTGTCTTGTGTTGGTCCTGTAAATCTAAAGCGTGGTAAAGAAAAAATAGATAAATGGAATTACGGAGAAGAAAATAAAAAACATTTAAAATCTATTAGTGGTAATAGAGCTGATGGTTATACAGGTTTCCGTACTTTATTTTCTAGTTGTTTAAAACGAAACAAAGACTGTAATTTTGATTTACCTTATCTCAAAGAGTTATGGGAAAAACAAAATGGAAAATGTGCCATAACAGGTGTTGACTTAGTGTTAAAAACAAGTTATAATAAAAATTATCAAGCATCATTAGATAGAATTGATAGTTCTAAAGGTTACATAAAAGAAAATGTAAGATACATTAGTGTATCTGTAAATTGGTTAAAGAATAATTTGGATGACAATCATTTAAGAGAGTTTATTCAAATTTGTAATGGTAGTAAACTGATTTTTTGAAATGATGGCGACACTCGGGGGCAGTGCCCGAATGGTCCACCAAAAGCATATGTCTTAGATGAAAGAAACCATTTTATGGGCTCTAATGGGGTATGCTTTTGATGGGCCATACACAGGATCGACCGACATACTAGTAAACTAATTAGCTACTCGACACAGATAGTCGTAAACAGTAAACAAAAAACATCTGCAAACGAAAGTTCATACAGATTGGCAGCCTAAACGCTAGCCTAGGGTTTCGGTTGGTTTCCTCGTAACAGAATAACCAACCATTTAATGGAGGTGTGATGAAAACAATTTGGAAGAAAGAAGAAATAAAAATTGCCGATGAATTAATAGAATTGGCACCTAAATTACTTGATGAATTTTTGGCACACCATAAAGATTTTTATACCACTTTTAAAGGTGGCACTCCTTACTCAAAAGTAAATAAACAAGCATTGTTAGATGATAAGGAAAGAGTTGATTGGAAGATAGAAGGTTTACGTTATGTTTTACCTGAGAAAAAAATAGAAGAAAATATGTTTCTTCAACCAAGTATTAGAAATATATTCCCAACTGCTTGTGAGTTAACACAGAAATATATTGCTCATTGTGGTTGCAGTGGTTATAGTATATTAGAAGCTGGTGGAGTAATTAGTAGACATTCTGATATAGAAAATCATTCTCGCAAAACAATTAGAATACACGTACCATTAATCATTCCTGACGGAGATGTTTTCTTTGAAGCTATGGGTACAGAAATGGATTGGTCAAATTTGTTTGCCTTTGATAATGGTGTATTACACAGTGCATACAATAAAACACAAAAAAGAAGATTGATTTATATTATAGATATATCAAGGTCTTTTTTAGGAATTTCCTCCTTTGAGGAAGGTTTGATAGGTTCCTAAATACCTATTATATGTTAAACAACTAGGAGTTTTAATGAAGAAATTAGCAATCGCAACTTTGGTTGCATTAAGTGTATCCGCATATGCTGGTGATACCGTTACTGTTGAAGGTCAACGTATTAACAATGCTGGTGCAGCTGCACAACAACAATATGAATTAGGTGTTAAGAGAGATTTTGGTAAAATTGCCGGTGATGTATCTTTCGCTAATGCACAGACAGAAGGCACAAATGCTTTGAGCACACGCTTAGAAGCAGGCGCAACAGTAACAGGTCCAGTTGGATTGTATGCTCGTACTGCTATTGGTCAGAAATATAGCAACACAGCCGACTTCAACTACTATTCAGTAGAACCAGGTATTACTGCTGCCATTCCAGGTGTTGCAGGTTTGACTGGTAAAGTTGGATATCGCTGGCGCTCAGCAGTTGATTCTGCAAACAACGACCAAACACATACAATGCGTTATGCCGTGTCTTATGCTTTGAATAAGACTGATGCAATCGCAGTGAAGTATGACCGTGTTCAAGGTGATAACAATCAGAAAATTGTTGCTGTAGCATACACAGTAGGTTTCTAATAGCCTAAATAAATCATCCATTACTGGATTGTGGTTGAGGCAACCACATTAAAAACCTCAACACACTTTACACTACACAGGAGAAAATTATGTCCATGTCACCATTTGAAATCCGTCTTGAACTTTTAAAGATGGCAAAAGATATGCTTACAGATGACTACTTTGGTCAACGTGAGATGATATCAAATAACTGGCAAACCGAAATCGAAAATTCTCGATTAAAAGGTGAAACACCACCTAAACATCCAGGTTTCCCAGACTTTCCAAGCGAATCAAAAATTATTGAGAAAGCAGCAGCCCTCAATGGATTCGTTTCACAAACCACTCCAGCACCTGAAGTAAAAATTACAAGAAAATCTAATTCGTAATTGGAGATGACGGCTTCGGCCGTCCTTAACAAGGAGACAAGATGTTAAGAAATTTACTATTGTTAATAGTATCTATGTTAGTCTATACGACAACATTATCAACAGAATTCGTTAATACAGTTTCAAAGAAACAAGTATCACAAGAATATAACAAACAAGTAGAATGTCTTGCCAAAAACATTTATTGGGAATCGGCATCGGAATCTTATGAGGGTAAACTTGCCGTAGCACAGGTCACAATGAATCGTGTAAACTCTGGAAAGTTTCCAGCCGACATATGTTCGGTAGTTTACCAGAAAACAGTTAACCGTGATTCAAGAACTGTATGCCAATTTTCATGGACTTGCCTATTCAACGGTAAGAAAGAAAAAGACAGATATGAATGGGAACAGTCCCTAATGATTGCTAAAAGAGCATTGACAGAACCATTTCTACATGATATAATAGCACAGACGAACGCATTATATTACCATGCAGTTTATGTAACACCTGGATGGCCAAAGGCCAGAGTTGTTAAGAAAATAGGTAACCACATTTTTTATAGTACGATTTAATATGCCGACCCGTGATGAGATAAAAGACTTTAGTATATTGGTAGAAAAAATAGCATTAGATGAAGGTATAGGCCTAATGGATGCTATTTGTTACCATTGTGAAAATACAGGATTAGAAATTGAAGTGGCTGCTACTTTGATATCTTCAGCACTTAAAGCGAAGATAAAAGAAGAGGCACAAGATAATAATATGCTAAAGAAAAGTTCCAAACTACCCATATGAACGACAACACAGGCTTCGCAGCCTATGCTTTGTGGAATAGTTTAAAGCTGCATTTTACATCTGATTCTTATGATTATATTAAATATAATGGCAAGACCAATGTATCCAAACAATCATTCACCACACGTAAAGACAAATACCAATTCTATAAATTGTCCCGCAAATACAATTTGGAAGAATTAAAAAACTTCTATATTGCCAATTTTGTTGCCGGTAATGCCGAATGGGTTGGTAATCTCCTACAGGACGGTGAGGAGATTTATAAAAAGTGGCAAAAAACTCAACAGAGCTTGACTTATACCTTTGACAATGATATAATATATTTGTTAGACAAGTATGGCATTGAACGTGAAGAAATTTTCAGAGTAGACCGTGGCAATTATCCAAAGTTGTTAGAAGAAGTTATACATGGTAAAGTGATGTTGGAAACACTCATTATACTAAACAATAATGTAAACTTTGTTGACAAACATTGGATGCCAAGGATTTCAGATGATATCATTTGGCCTACACACTACAGATTGATTAAGAAATACACACCGTTTATTGAATACGACAAAGATAAATTTATGAAATTGTTGAAAGAGAAGATTAAAAATTATGATACGGCCTAAGATTAGTTCTATCTATTTGGATATGGATGGCGTTATTGCTGACTTTGAAAAGAGATACTCTGAAATATTTGATGTTTCACCACAGTCAACCCGTGACAACAAAGAATTCAATGGTTACTTTGCCAAATTTATTGCTAATGAAGAATTTATGAATTTGGATTTAATGCCTGGAGCAATGGAAGGTATCAACTTCTTACGCAAGGCACCTGTACCTACACAGATATTATCATCTACTTCCGATGAAAGAAATCACGATACCATATCAAAACAAAAGTTGATATGGTTAGAGAAACATGGAATAACATTCCATCCCCTATTTGTACCTGGAAAAAGACACAAGTACAAATATGCCGCCGCAGATAGGATTATTATTGATGATACCGAAAGTGTTATCACTGATTGGATTAAGGCAGGCGGCATTGGTATACATCACAAAAATTGGCCAACAACCTTGGCTATTTTGCGATTATACGTATAAAAATGCCTAAATACTATTATATAATGACTAATTTGAAAATAATCCGTTTATACTCCGTTATACTAAGAAAGGAAACACTATGAGTTTCGCAAACCTCAAACGCCAATCTGGCAACCTCGACAAATTATCTAAAGCAATCGAGGCACTCTCCCAATCATCCGAAGGTGGTTCTGATAAATCAGACAATTACTGGCGTCCAGAAGTGGACAAAGCTGGTAACGGTATGGCTGTTATCCGATTCCTACCTGCCTCTGAAAAAGATGGCGAAGATGGTCTTCCTTGGGTCAAAGTCTTCTCTCATGGATTTCAAGGTCCAGGTGGTTGGCTAATCGACAACTGTTTGACAACCAAGAACCAACAATGTCCTGTGTGTGAACACAATTCATCATTGTGGAATTCTGGCATTGAAGCAAACAAAGATGTTGTCCGTAAACAAAAACGTAAGTTGAATTATATCGTTAACGTTTATATCGTTTCGGATCCTAAGCACCCTGAAAACGAAGGACAAATTAAATTGTTCCGTTTCGGTAAGAAAATCTTTGATAAGATTACTGAAGCAATGAATCCTGCTTTTGAAGATGAACAAGCAATCAATCCATTTGATATGTGGAAAGGTGCTAACTTC